TATCCTTATTTATCAACAGCGATTAATGGTAGTCCTCGTATTGGTGAACCTGTTTTGGATTTAAGTGTCAATGGTGATGTTAATGTTATTCCTTTGGGTCTTCCTTTGGAAATTGAAGGCATTCTTAGATATGAGACAGCTATAGCTTCAAATCAATTTAAGAATGACCAACCAACAGCACCTTCATTAATTGATATTGAGAACATAACTCAAACTCAAGGTGTGTTTGGTTCAGTAGATTTTCCAGATGGAACTCAATCATATCCAACTAGTTCAAGTGAAAGTGTTGCTAAATATGGTTTATTAGGAAAAACAGATTATGCTGGGTTTAGAAAATCGGCAACTTTACTTAATCTTTATTTAGATACAACAAAACAATTCGATGCGGCAGATTTCATTACTCTTCAACCAGCTGGATTTACTCAACAAATAACAGGATATGCTGACCAATATGGTGGGTTGAATTTAGGCAATGGTCAAAAAGGTGTTCAAGCTGCCAACATAATTGGTAGTCTTTTAAACGGTCAAGGGTTAGGACTGGCAAAGGGTGGTGTTGTAACCAATTTTGATATAAAGAGTTCATTGGCTGGTAGAGTTTTAAGTGCAACTGGTGCCATTAATGATACAAAATTAGGTATGATTGGTGGTCAACAATTGGTTTTGGCCTTGGCAAATAATGCGGCTTTTAATGTTCAACAAGATATTTTAGGTAGTTTAAATATACAAGATAACGTACTAGCGTTGGTCAAGGGTGGTCCACTTCCTGGACTTCGTCCAAACTATCAAATTACAGTACCTTCAAGTACGTTAGGTAAAATAGCTGATTACACAGAGAAGGTATTAGGTTTTACAATTCCAAGAAGTTATCTTCAAGACGCTGGTTCTATATTTTCATCTGAAAATCAATCTGGAAATATTCAAAGAGCCAACTTTATGTTGGAAAATACTGGCAAGGGTCAAAGACAATCTTTGACCGATAATATGTTTGCCAATATCAATGGTACTGGTGATTATGATAACCCAAACCCTACTCCTTTTAGAAGTGGTTATGCTCCAGGTTACGCAAAAGGAGAAGAAAAACCAGATTTGACTCCACCAAATATTTATGCTTTTTACGATGATAAAACCAAAGGGACTGTATTGAACCTTATGGTAAGTTTAACTGGTGCAAGTAATTTGATTCCAACAATAAGCTATGACCGTTCTAATTTGATTAAAGAATATGGTTTTGAAGGACCAAGTGATAGATATTTTATTGGACATAGAAGCAATCCAGCTTATGATAAAAGAAAAATTAGTGATGTGGCTTTTTCTTGGGGTAGCAGAGATGGTGAAGCTATTAATGTTGATGCTGAAGATAATTATGAACCTTTTGCTGGGGATAAAAAATCTTTGTTGGTTAAAACACAAAAACTTTTCAACAGCAAAGGTATGTTAAACATTGTCACAAGAAAAGGTGATATGAATAAAAAATCAAGCCAAATTGAAACGGCTAGTGGTGGAGGTTTCTCAAAAGGTAGCGGTGTTTTAAGTGAAGATGTCTATGCTGGTCGTTATCAAGTTTCTGCAAAACTTGATACAGCAGAAAAAACATATTGTAGAAGTTGGACGACTATTGATAGATACGATAAAGTTTATAATTTAATTAGACATTCTGGGTTAAAAGAATTTTCTGATAAATTGCCTTATAGGTTTAAATACGATAATTCAACCTTGGAATCAAATGGTTTTGTAAAGATTGCACCATATGAGGACGAATATAAAAGTTCATCTCCAATAACAACCAACCCAAAAAACTACATGTTTTCAATTGAAAACCTAGCTTGGCATGGTAGTGATAATATGCAAAACTTATTACCAGTTGAACAAGGTCCAGGAGATACAACAACAGGAAAAAGGGGTAGAATAATGTGGTTTCCACCTTACAACATTCAATTTAGTGAAAGTACTTCAGTAAATTGGGAACCAACCAATTTTATAGGTAGAGGTGAACCCGTTTATACCTATAATAATACTGAAAGAACTGGAAATCTTTCATTTACTATAGTTGTTGACCATTCTAGTTATGTAAATGGATTTGGTGATAGTGCAATACAAGCCGATGATAACTATGTTGCTTCATTTTTTGCTGGTTGTGTTCAACCAGATAGCAAAATTGCAGAAAGATTAACGTTATCTCAAAAAAGTTATGGTGCTCAAGCGTCAAATCAGACAATAACCAATAAAAATGTTGAAGCTCCTAAATTACCAGAACCATTTAATGTATACTTCCCAAATGATATATTTGACATAAACACAGTAATTGATTTAGGTTACGAAAATGGTTTGAATAATGATTATAAGGTTACCCCACCAATAGTTGGAACTACACCTGTTACATCACTAGATGGGGCTGGAAATGGTATCGGTAAGCTTCAAGGTGTGGTGACACCTCCAAAGGATAGCAATGGCAAACCAATGATTAACGCACCTAAGAAGATTTATTTTGATGGATACAATTATGGCAAAAACGCCAAAAAATTAAAAGTAATTGCTGGACAACAAGAATATTCTGGTATTACCGATGATGCTTATTTTTCTGATTTATCTAATTATCTTAAAAATACATGTAAAGCTTGTGTAATTAAAATACAAGGAACGGCTAGTCCACAAGGTTATGAACCATACAACACTGAGTTGGCAGAGCAAAGAGCTAAATCAGTAGCTAAATTTTTAGAAGGAAAGTTAACTGTTGACAAATCTAGAATAAAAGCACTTTTGAAATATAAAGCTTTAACTAATACTGGATGTAAAATACCAGGTAATCCAGACCAAGAAACGTGTAAAGAAGATAGAAGAGCTGAAGTTACGTTTGAAATAGACCCTAGTTTATACCCAAAAGATGTTGTTGAAGCACCAGCAGTTGTAAAAAATGAAAATCAAAATCTTAATAAAGAAGTTAAAAATCAACTTTATGATGAATCTAGATATTTTAATCGTTTAAAATTTAACAGCCCCTTGGTATTTGATGCATTCAAGGACAGGATTAATCATTTTAACCCAGCGTTCCATTCAATGACACCAGAAGGTTTAAATTCTAGACTTACATTTTTACAACAATGTACTAGACAAGGACCTACTTTGGAAAAGGTTGATACCAAAAATTTAGCTTTTGGTAGAGCCCCTGTTTGTATACTTAGAATTGGTGATTTTTATCACACAAAAATTGTTATTGATAGTTTAAATATTGATTACGAACCTTTGATTTGGGACCTTAACCCAGAAGGTATAGGTGTACAACCAATGTTGGCAAATGTAACATTATCTTTTAAATTTGTGGGTGGTTCATCTCTTCAAGGACCAATAAATATATTACAAAATGCGTTGTCATTTAATTACTATGCCAATACACAGGTTTATGACCCAAGAGCAAGTTATATCAAAGAAGGTAAAGTTGTAGTTGGTGCTACAACACTAACTAGTTATACGGCTACCGATAATCAAACAGAAACAACTACTAAAACAATAGACCAAGGAGCAGCTGCTGATAAAGAAAAGGGACCAGAATCAGCTAAACCAACGCCAGATGCACCACCAGCCAGTACTGGTACCGATGAAGGTATTTATGAAAACGCAATGCTTCTTGGTAATTATAATTTGACTGTATCTTATTCTGGTACAAAATTAAAAGGTAGGTTTTTTATATTCGGAAACAATGACCTTTTAAAAGAAGAATATGATGCTAAAATACAATTATCCGCTGGTCCTATGGGTGGTATGCTTGATATAGCTGCTTTTAAATTAGGTGGTCCCACTAGTGATAAACCAGGAAGTGGTAATTTTGAAAGTACAAAAGATGGGTGGAAATCAACATTAAGTTTTGCTAAAGATAACTCAACTAGTACTGTAGATTTTAAAGTTATTATACCAAAATTTCCTAAATTAAGTTTTTGGTTTAGAAAGGCAATAATGCCTTATGATTGCCCAGATGAAGACTACAAAATGGATGACTTAATTTCTGTACATGATTATGAAAATATAAAGAAAAATCCATGTTGTGTTTGTTATGGTGACCCATATACAGCATCAAAACCAGTTATAATAGATGGAAAAGAATGTCCTCTTGCTGGGACAACATGTTAATAAAAAACTAAACTATGGCACAATACTTTGATAGATATAAAAAATTTAGAGAAAATGGTGAAATGAAACCATTACCAGGAATAAAAATACCAGAATCCTCTTCTGATTTATTTGCTTTATATAAAAAAGGTCAAACTAGACTTGACAAAATAAGCAATATGTATTATAATAACCCATATAGCGGATGGTTGATTATGTTAGCAAACCCACAATTTGGTGGGTTGGAGTTTAACATACCAGACATGACATCGATTAGGGTTCCATACCCATTTGATGATGCCGTACAAAGATACACTAATGAAATAAATAATCATAAAATATTATATGGCTAATAAAAGATGCTCTTGTGGTAAAACAACTCTAATAAACCCAAACGCTTTTCAAAATCAAGATAGAATAAATAGTTCTCCAGTACAACTTGAAGATTTGTCTATTTATGTCGAGTTAACAACTCATAAAAAAGCAAGAAGTATTTTATTAACAAGTAAACAAGCTGGTACCAGTACAACAGAAGAAGAAGGTTCAATAACCGTTAATTTTATTGAGGGGGCTAATGTTGGTGGAACGAGTGGTAAAAAATACTTAACTACATCATTTACCGAATTGACAACTTCTCTTGATAATAAACCTAATAAAGAAAATTTAGGTATCACATCAATTGATATTGATTTTAACTCTTCTTATGCTCCAATGGTTACCATTAATTTTATTGATTTGAGAGGTAGTTCTATTTTTCAAAATGATGAGTATATAAAAGATGGTTCCAACCCATATTCAGTATTTTTTAAGTTACCGTATCCTTTATATACGCTAAAAATAAAAGGTTATTATGGTCTACCAGTTGAATATTGTCTTCACATGACAAAGTTTACTTCTAGGTTTAATTCACAAACAGGTAATTTTGAAATAACATGTAGTTTTGTTGGTTATACATACGCAATGCTTTCAGATATGCTTATAGGTGTGTTAAAAGCCATCCCAAATACTAGTTTAGGGCGTGCAAAATATGCTGCTTTACAATTAGAAGACCCAACCTTATTAACATTAGACGGTTCTGGTTCAAAAGAAGGACTTGTTCAAAAATTAGAACAAATAAATGTTGAAGCTAACAGAATATTAAGCACCGATACAAATTATACTGCTATTTCAGATTATAAAAAAAGCCTAGAAAAACTAAAGTCAATAAGAGATAAAATTGATTTTTTGGGTTTAGATATAGATGCAGATGAAACTAAAACTATAGATAAATATGATTATTTTATAATTGAAAAAGCTATCACAACCGAAATTACAAAATATAATACTGATGTTACAACAGCAATAAATGATTATAATACTTTCATTTCTAATTTAGGTCTTGCTCAATTAAATATCAATACGTTTACACCATTAAAGATGTTGAACGCAAACACAACATATAAAACATTAAAAGCAACTACAGGTCACGATGAAATTACAAAATATATTGAAGACAAAGGTTATCTGAATGGTTCAATTACCGATGTCACGCCAATAACTATTTACGACAATAAAGAAATATATAAAACGTTAGATAAACAATTAAACACTACAAATGAAAACATTGAAAGTCTTAAGAAAACAGTTGCACAAACACTTAAAGATAGTGTAGCTAAAAGTTTAGGATTTGAACCAACCGTTAGAAATATAATTAAAACCTTTACAACTGCTGTAGAGGTTTATTTATCGTGTATGTATGATGTTTCAAAAACTGCCCAAAGTAATCCTAAAAGAAAAGACGAATTAGTAAATAAATTTAAACCTGGTAATAATGATTACAAAAATCTTAAAGAAGAATTTTATCCATGGCCAACATATATTAATAAGGATGATGGTATTGAAGAATATCTTGGTAAAGCTGGTGTCTTAGATAACCCTAATAACGTAGATGAAATACGTTTTATAGAAGATTTATTTAGGGCTTTTTTGATAACATATGAACAGGAAAAAAATTTTGATGCGTTAATAAAAGAAAGTAATACTAATTGGTATTCGGTCAACCCATTAGATACTAGTCTTTTTAATGACATATCACCATATAAAAGAGAAGAACCAAAAAAACCCAAAGATATTGCTGACATGGTAATGATAAGAGCTATGATTTTTTTAGGTTTTTCAAATATAAATTTAACAGATGATGAAATAACAAATTTTGCAGTAAAAGAGGCTGAATCTATTTTAAATGGCGCACAAAATCCAAAATTAATTGATGGGTTTGCCAACACATATTGTTTATCTGGTACTTCTGGTACTTCTGCATTAGCTTTAATAGATGTTAATGGTAATATAAATAACGTAGATAAAAAAGTTATTGAAAAGAATGGTACTAATTATTATTATAATTATATAGGTGATACAGGATATATTGACAAGCCAACTTCCGAATTTAAAAAAATCTTTCCAATAAAAAAGGGTTTCTTTGATGCCGACTGGACTGATATAACAAAACAAATAGACGATGGTAATCTTTTATTATCAAATTATCAAACCGCCGTTTCTCTTACAAACCCTAAATATAAATTTGAAAGAAACGTTTCAAATTTAGCAAATAGTGACGGTGGTACATACATCAAGTTAATAGACCGTACATCTTTCGATTCAAAAGCTATCAATTCTTTGGTATCACCACCTCCAACTCCTTATACTGATATAACAATGAATTTGGAAGAACTTAAAAAATTTGTACCAGACATGAAAGCAGCTGGGTTTAATATTTTTGCTGGTGCTTATGGTGTGCAACAATATACAAGTTTAAAATATGGTGTTCCAGAATTAGACGATAATGGTGGTTTACCGTTTAGATTCATGTTTATTGCTGATTCAATAGGTGAAGCAGATGGTAGTAACCCTAACACGTATAATAAATCAAATGGTTTTGGGTTAAAATTGGATACTCAAAATTCTTTAGTGCCTTTAAGTTTAACAAACCTAATCAAACCTACATTTAATAACCAAGCATTTAATTCTATTTCTGAATATACGTTAAGTGTAGATGGTGTAAAAAGAACTCAAGGACAATACGAAACAAAAGCTATACATAAAAAATATGGTTTTAACAGGGGTTTGATAAAAGAATATATTAATGGAAATAAAAATGTTACTTACCCATATGTAAATTTTCAAATTGAGCGTGAAGATTATATCATATCAAACGTTACCGCTAAAGATTTAGCACCTTTTAGTTTGTTTGGTAGCAGATTATATTATGAACAAAAAACCCCAGAAGCTAAAGCTTTTCTTTTTTTACATTCATTACCATGGAACGGTTTGGCTAATTCAAAGCTTGGTACTGAAGATACGTTATTTAACTCATCAAAAGACGTTGGGTTTGAAATATTAAATGTTTTTAGCAAACGAGCTGGTTTTATATCAGTTCCTAAACTTTGGCCAGCATTTATTGGTGGTTTGATATGGAGATACGAATCACAACCTGACCCTATAATATTCTATAATGACGATGCTGAAGCTGGCTTCAAATCATTGATACCCATATTTATTGATAAACATGCCAAAGATGTTGATTACATACCTAAAAAATCAGATTACCTAACAATAAGCAAATTATCTAAGGGTATCCCTAGTGTTATGAGTTTTTCAAATAAAAAGAAAAGTGGTGAAAACTATAAACAAGTAGATAAAGTTATTCTTACTTTACCAGAACAAGCTAAGGATGAATTTAAAAAAGCCTTTTTTGATTTTGTAAATGGTGATTTTCAAACACTAAGAGGAACTTGTGAAATATATGATGGCAATACATGGTTGGAATGGAAAAATCTTTATGATTCGGTTATGTCAACGTCACCAACTGGTGCGTTATCCATATCAAACGGTACGGTATCAATTAAGGAAGATGTTTTAAAATCAAAATACAAAAATGTTGACAACTATTTTACTTTTTCACCAATAGTTGATAATAACGGAACACCTATTAATGGAAAGGATGCAAAATTTAAATATAGTATATTCTTAGAGTTTAAAGATGGTTCACCAGCTGCAAAATTAATTATGGATTTATTAACTGCTGAAACATTCATTGTAAACACATCACCAAATATTTGGGATTATATAGTAAAGGAGAAGAAAGATAATAATGTAAACCCAAACCAAAACCCTAGAAAAAACATTGAAGTTCCTGAGGTAACACTTAAAAAATATCTAGAAAAATTTATAAGTGCTATGAACCCAACAGGGCGTAAATCTACAAATGATGAACAAAAGAAACAAGCTGAACAAAATTTATTCGGTACCACTGATGAAAACGTTATTAAATTTATGCTCTACAAATCGTGTAAAAACATTTATGATAAATGGATTGGCAATGTTGATAATGATAAAATAATGTTTCAATGTGGCGGTAGAGGTCCAGTTGACACTGAACTAGCAAAAAAACGAGGGGTTTCTGAACCTAAATTAATAGATAGTTTTAGGTTTGTTACTAGGTCGTTTACAGATATTGGTGACAAGTTGGCGATAAATCCATTACCAGTTGCTGATTTTTTAAAAAACAATTCAAATACAAGTTTTTACGCTGCGGTTACAAGTTTATTATCATCAAATAATTTTGATTTTATAGCCTTGCCTAATTTTATAAATTATAATAAACCAGAAAAACTTGAACAAGTCTTCGAACCTTATGATTTTTCAGAATCAGTTGATGGATGTGGACCTTCATTTGTTTGTGTTTATTTGGGTGAAAGGTCAAAAAATTTAGATTTTGATTCTGATTCTGATTCATACGATAGTTATATTAACGATGGTTTTGATATTATTTGTGACGAAAATGGCACTATTAAAAACATACCAAAAGATTTTGTTGACACACAACAAGGTGATGAACCAATATCAGTTTTCAATGTAACGTTTGGTCAACAAAATCAAAATATTTTTAAAGATATTACTTTGGACCAAAGTGAGTTTGGTGAAACTGCTGAATCGTTAAAAATTATGGATGATATTTCAAATAGAGGGTCCGAAACCAATAATACACTTGCTGGTCAAAATATATACAATGTTTATAGCGTAAGAAGTTATAAGGTTGAAATTGAAATGATGGGTGATGCTATGATTCAACCCATGATGTATTTCCAGTTGAATAATATCCCAATGTTTCATGGTGCATACATGATTACACATGTTAAACACAGCATAAAACCCAATCACATGTCAACAAATTTTACAGGTGTTAGAATTAGAAAACCAGAAACCAAAATATTTGATTTGGGTGAATTGTATATGTCAATGCTTGACACAATGAATGTACTCCAATCAAATTCATCAACCGCCAATAATTCTTTTGGTAGTGGTCTTATAAGTGCCAATTGTGGGTCTTTTTCTGTCCCTAATATTGTAGATGGTGCTACAGGTTTTGAAAAATCAAAACCTATTAGAGATTTGGTGGCAACTGTTGAAAGTTTATCTTCTGGGCTTTATGATGCTTATAACAATGGAACTGCTGGTGGAACGGGTGATATCAAATATACACCATCAATTATGACATTAGATGAAATTAGGGCTGCACAAGCATTAACTGGAATTAATAGATTGTTCGCTGTCGGTAAATATCAAATAACACCACCACCAAATGGACCAATTGAGACTTTTATTAATTATGCGTTAACCCAAAAAGACAAAAATGGAAATTTATTTACCAGAAATTCTGTATTTAATGCTGAATTACAAGAAGTATGTGGTGAATGGTTAATTTTTAAAAAAAGAAGTGGATTAATGGCTTATTTTGCTAACGGAAGTTTAGGTACTGAAGAAGATTTGCAAAAGGCAATTACGGATTTAGCTTTAGAATTTGCGTCTTTCCCTTTGTATCATATGAGTTTTGTCAATAATAATCAAAAACCACCATTATATGAACAGCCAATAGGTTATAATTCAACACAGGCGGCATATGCTGGTCAAGGTGGTAACTTAGGAACTTCAAAATTCTGTGCTCAAGATGTTGCTAAAGCATTGATACAAACGTGGAAAAATTTAAACCCTAACAAAACACCTAAATTTGATTATCCGAATCTTGTTAATAGAAATGTTGGTGCTTCTTCTACTACTACAGCAGCTGTTAACACCAATGATTGTGATACTAGCTCTACAAAGATAACATTTAGTGTTAGTTCTACTTCAGTTATAATTGGCGATTCAACAGTTGGTGTTCTAGACCAAGTTCCAAACGGTTTGAAAGATAATAAAATTGACATAGGATACAACTGTGTGGGTAAAACTGTTACGTGGTTAAATAAACAATTACCTCAAGATAAAAAAGTTTATAGAAATGTTAAACATGTTTTTGTTGCAATAGGTACAAATGATGGTTATGACCTTTCGTCAACTAAAAGAGAAGAAATTAAAACTCTTGATTCATTAATCTCTTCAAAATTCCCTAACGCTTTAAAGTCAGTAGTTGCTGGAACACGAGGTTGGGAGAATGTGAAAAATATTACACAAAAAAGGCAAGATGAGTTTTATAATATGTTCGAAGATTTAGGTTGGGTTTATCTTTGGTCTGGACCCAATACTGGCAATCAACCAAGACGTTCATCTTATTTTGATGATGTTAATAAAGCTCATAACCCTAAAGATATTTGGTTTATTGGATTAATGGACGAGATTCGCATTGCTAATAATAAACAAAACACAAGTAATAGAGCTAAAAGAGCAAGAGCTAACGGTTGATATTTAATTCTAATTCCATAAAAAATTATTTTATTTATAATCTTGTATTTTAATAATTTTTTTCGTACCTTTGCAATATGAAGATTGCCAATATTGTATCAACTAGCAAAGTAGAAGCTCCAGAAGAATTCAACGTGGTAAATTCCGTCAATGAAATAATTGACGGATTGCCAACGTTAATCATTGGGTACGATATAGTCAACAATCTATACCCAGACTTTGACATCATCAATATATCATTGGGTGAAAACAAATATTGGACATTTAAAAGGACCGAAAAACGTGACAAGTACGAGTCAGATTTAAAATGGTTTATATCCAAGGTTTACGCTGATTTGACCAGTGACCTTAGTTATATATTTGTTGACCCTATACAATACAAAGGAAAAACACTAATAAAAATCATCAAAAAAATATATTCGTTAAAAGACCCGATTGCTTTTTTAAATGAACAAATGTTATATGTTTATGGTGAGGGTTTTATATTCGGAATTGACTTGAAACTATTGGGTTTCATGGGTATTGACACAAACAAAATAAAAAGTAGAATCAACGTAATTAGTAGAGTCTTTTTGGATGAAACTAAGATACTTATAGAATATAAAAAAAATATTGAGGCTTTGGATAACAAAGTAAGGTATCTACCTTTTTTATATTCGATAAGAAATGGACAAAACAATACTACTAGCCTCATTCATATTTCCAGAGAGAGTTGAATGGTTCCTTGAATACCTTGAGGCCAAATTTAATATTACCAAAAACAAAGTTTTTTGTTATAAAAACCTAGATGATGAATCCAAGGTTATTATAACATTTAAATTGATAATACCAGAAGGCAAGCGAATGAATCTAAAAGATTTATTCCCTAGTGCTATCCCTATCCACAAAAAGGGCAATGCCCTATATACAATCAACGCACTTAATAAACTTATTGACCAAACCATGGGTACTTCAGCTGGAAATACCGATTATAAGTCATTTAAGATTAATTGGGATGAATACCAAAACAAAATCATACTTATAAACGGTAAAGAGCTAGGCATTTTCAACATTGAAAGGGTTTTTTAATAGATTCGTGATATTTATAGTAAAAATAACGACAATAAAATTATAAGTTATGGAAAACAAAATAAATAAAAAAAATGATGATAAAAAAGCTGAGGTTTTAAATAAAGCCTTGGATGCTATGTTAGAAAATGGTCAAAATCCAGATATGGATTGTAGTTCTGGTGTTTGTATCATAAAAGGTGATAAGAGCCTAGTTGAGCGAATCAATAAAAAGATAATAACAGAAGACGGAAGACAATTATTATTTTAATCTATGAAAAAGAAAAAATTTAACCCAGAATTATTGAAAGAAGAAATTGGAAAATTCAAATTCTTAACTGAATATGATTTTTACCAAGAAAAAAAAGAAATACCAGAGTACAAAGACCTTATACTAGGTTATGAACAATTGGAAGAGGCTGACGAAGCACCAAGTGATTTAAAACCAGAAGACAATGCAAATAGTGCTGCTGATAAAGTAGCCGCTGATTTGGGTGTTGATGCTGGTGATGCTGATGGTGAAGAATCTACTAGTGATATTCCAGAACCAGATGCTCCAGCTGAAGAACCTACACCAGAACCAGCTGCTCCAGCTAGTAATGATGTTGAAGTTGATGTTACTTCTTTGGTAAAGGGTTCAGAAGAAGCCAAACGTGCTGCTGACATGGCTAGTAAAAACTCTGAAATGCTTTTACAAAAATTAACTGATTTAGAATCACGTGTCGCTAGTATGTCCAAGATTTCTGATAAAATCGAAGGTTTGGAAAAAGAAATCATCAAACGCAACCCCACACCAGTTGAAAAAATGGAAATGAGGTCTTTGAGTTCTTATCCTTTCAATCAAAAATTAACTGATTATTGGGCCGACAAAGGAGGTGCTTATGATGTCATGGGCAAAGAAAAACCAAAAGAATATGTGCTAACCAAAGATGATGTTGATTCATCATATAGTGATGCCAACCTTAGAAAATCATTTTCTATAAATGATAATCCTTATGATGAAGAAACCATACGGGATTATGACGAAGAAGACGTATAAATAAAAATACACAAATAAAAAAAGCTCCTAATTAGGGGCTTTTTTATTTTTATAAGTTATTTTTATTTGGCAACTTGCAATATCCAAAAATGATTCGTATCTTTGTAAAAATACCGCTAAAACAAGCCTTTTTGGGTAAAATTTAGTTGTAGATTTTGCTTGACTTTTACAGATAATATCGTATATTTGTAATAACTAAAAGAGAAAAATAACAATTATATATAAACAAAAAAAAGAAAAAATGAGTACAGAACAAAACCCACTAATAGCTATGCTAGAACAGTACGAGGCCAACAACAAACCCAAGTACGAAAAGAAAACTGATAAGGTTTACGACCTTAAAAATTATTTTAATACCTTTATTAAAGAAGGTGTTAAGTCTGCAACAAAAACAATCAGAATCCTTCCAGTTGCAAAGGGCACAGCATTCACAGAATTTTATGGTCATAAAATCCAAGTTGATGGTGAATGGAAAACATTTGCGTGTTTACAACATGAAAAAAATGAAGCTTGTCCGTTCTGCGAAGCTCGTGCAGCTTTATTATCTACTGGCAAAGATACTGATAAAGAATTAGCTAAAAAATACAACGCCAAATTGATGTATATCGTCAAAGTAATTGACAGAGAGAACCAAGAAGAAGGTGTTAAATTCTGGAGATTTAACCATGACTATCGTAAAGAAGGTATCTATGACAAAATCATAGGTGTTGTTAATGCGATTAAAAAAGACATTACGAATGCTGAAACTGGTCGTGACCTTGTGTTGAGTATCAATAGAAATCAAAACAATGTTCCAGTTGTATCTGCTGTTGCTTCATTGGACCCATCACCGCTTTCTGAAGATGCAACACAATCAGCTGAATGGTTGGCCGATACAAGAACATGGGAAGATGTTTATGCTGTTAAAACTTACGACTACTTGGAAATCATCGTAAAAGGTGGAACTCCAGCGTGGGACAAAGAGAATAAATGTTTTGTTGATAAGGTATCTTTAGCTGCAACTGAAGAAGATAATAATTTGAATAGTGAGTTGACACTAGGTGTTGAAAATGTAAAAGCTGGTGTAAAAACTGTTACAACAACTTTGAACCCAATTACAACATCTACTGAAGATGAAGTCGATGACCTCCCATTTTAATTAGTGTTTTACATTAAACAAGGAAAGGAGAGAAATCTCCTTTTTTTGTACTAGAAAATAACAAAAATAAAATTATTATAAAATGAGTAAGAAACCAAGCAAAACTGGTGAAAAAACAGAGTCAATCGGAAAAAAATCATTTGACAACACGTCATTTAAAAAGAACTTGGGTTTAGGTTCGCAAGTTGTAAAAGAAAAAGAATTAACGTGGATACCTTTTAAAAAAGCGTTTCATGATGCGGTGGGTGTCCCTGGAGTTCCTCGTGGGTATACAACGCAATTTAGAGGGTTCTCTGATGTTGGTAAATCAACAGGTATTTATGAATCGTTAGCTGGTGCACAAAAATTAGGTGATTATTGTATCATCATTGACACTGAAGGTAGTTTTAACTGGGAACACGCTAAATTAGTGGGTTTTAAATTTGAAGAAATTATTGATGAAGATGGTGTAGTTGTTGATTATGATGGACCAGATTTTATGTACTTTGGCGGTAGTGATTTATTAGCTTTGTATCAAAACTATGATTACAAAGATGCCAAGATGAAAACAGAACCACAAAGATTTATTCCAGTGGTTGAAGATATCGCTAAATTAATCAATGAAATTCTTGACAAACAAGCTAAGGGTGAATTCCCTCACAATATTACATTTCTTTGGGATTCAATTGGTTCAATTGGTTGTTACCAAGGTGCTATGTCAAACACAAATAACAACATGTGGACCGCTGGTGCTTTAAAAAGAGAATTTGAATCAATTCTTAATTACAGAATTCCAGCATCAAGAAGAGAAGGTGCTCCTTATATCAACACATTCGTTGTGGTACAAAAGATTTGGTTAAGACCAAACGCTGTAGGGCAACCAACAATCATGCACAATGGTGGTGAAGGTTTCAAATATGGTGTACGTATGATATTCCACATGGGTGGTAAGTCTACATCTAGTGCCAAGAAACTTAGTGCAACGCAAGGTGGTAAAGATTATCAATTTGGTGTGATGACTGATATCGAGTGTGTGAAAAATCACGTAAATGGTATTGAGTTAATGGGTAGTATTTGTTCAACACCACATGGTTTTATTAATCCAAGTGAAAAGAATAACTATGTAAAAGAACAAAAAGATTTTATCAACAAAAAACTAAACACAAACTTTGACGACTTCGATATCAAAGAATATGATTTAGATACGAACGCATACGAAAAAGAGTAATAACCCTTTAATATAATAATGTGAATAGAAGACCACCACGTAATGGTGAAATCGTTGAGAAGACACAAAACACACTTTTAGTAGACGGAAATGCCTTGTTTAAACATGGCTTTTTCGGTGCTAAAAATACATACAACGAGCATGGTCAACACATTGGTGGTTTATATGCGTTCCTAACAATACTTAGAAAGTTATTAATTGATGATTTATACCACAGAGTATATGTGTTCTGGGACGGTAACCTAAGTGGTAAACTTAGATATGATATTTACGAGCCATATAAGAGTGGTAGGGGCAAAGACTATATAAACGGAACTCACCCAATAGACGAATCAGAATTACAGCAACGTAGGGTTGTTTGGGAATATTTAAGTGAAATGTATGTAAGACAGCTAAAGCACGAGATTATTGAAAGTGATGATTTCATAGCATACTGTTGTCTAAACAAACGGGTGAACGAAAAAATAACCATCGTGTCAACAGACCGTGATTTTTTACAACTCATATCCAACGACATACGTATTTATTTCTTAGATTTAAAAGAATATGTTGGTTTATCCAATTATTCTTCGTACTTTTGTTTTCACCAAGGTAATTCAGTTCTTATGAAAACTATGGTGGGTGATACCAGTGATACAATCAAAGGTATAAAAGGTTTAGGTGAAGATACGTTGGTTAAATTATTCCCAGAATTGAAAGAAAGAAAAGTAACTTTAAATGAAATAATAGACAATGCGAAAAAACAACAATTAGAACGAATCGAAAACAAAAAGAAACCTCTTAAGATATTGGATAATATCATAAACAAAATAACTGATGGTGTTCAAAAAGACAAGATTTATGAAATAAATGAACGACTTGTTAATCTGAATCAACCAATGATGACTGAAGACGGAATAAGAGAGATAAAACATTTAATAGAAGGTACCCTTGACTCATCTGGCCGAGAACTTAAGAATGTTTTTAGTATGATGAAAAGAGATGGGTTAGATAAGTCACTAGGCGAGGCAAGATTCAATGACTTCTTATTTCCGTTCAAAAAACTTATCAATAGAGAAAATATTTTTTAATTATAAAAACAAAACGATGACAACAAATCCATCAAACAAAACAACTTTCGAACCTAAAAAAATTCAAGAACAAAGATTCGAATTTATTCTTTACATTAACAACAAAATCATCTGCCAACGGTATTTTGACATCCGTGACTTTAACGAAGAATCTATTTCATCTTTAGAAATGAAAAATTTGATGGATTCTATTTGTAGTATGAGTATGGGTTCATATGGTGAAATGGGTATCATACCTAAACACCTAAAAAACAAAGCTATTGATTACTTATGGGGTTATCATAACATGTATTCTTCTAACCAAGACCAAATACCAAGAAATATTTTCGAAAGAATTGACAACTTTCAATTTGAAATCAAAATAGATAAGAAAATGGTTGGAAAATCAATGTTTTCTGGTAATTTCTTCCCACCAAAAGTTAGATATGCTGTTGACATCAAAGAAATCATTCCATTAATTATGGGTGAGATACGTTATTTCTTGAGTCAAAAAAAATATACTAAAGTGTTAGCCTAAGCTAACGTTTTTAGATATTTATTATAACATGTTTTTTAAAGTTAAATATAACTAATGGCAAAAATAAATAAAGATAATTTAGGGTATTTAGGTTACGATTATCAACTAAGATTAATGGCTCAAATCTTAACAGATACACGTTTTGCCAACTCAATAATTGATATAATTGACCCTAATTATTTTGAGGACCCCTATATGAAGGTAATGGCGGCTGTTATAAAAGATGCCAAAGTTAAAGACGATATTGTTCCAGACATGGGTAGCATCGAATTTAGATTGTTAGAAGATATAAAAGACGATGTACAACAAAAATTTGTAATCAAACAACTTGCTAGGGTAAAAGAAGCTAGTTTATATGATACATTAAAGGTGCAAGATATTGCAATGAAATTCTGTAAGCAACAAGAGCTAAAAAAATCAATAAAACAAATCCAAAAGATTATTGATACTGGTGATATTGAAAGGTATGATGAATGTGAAGAAATCTTAAAAAAAGCCATAGAGCACGGCGATAGCAAAGACGATGGTATGGATGTCTTTGATAACATAAAAGATGTGTTGATGGACGATTTCAGAAAACCAATTAGGACAGGTATCAACGGTTTAGATGAATACATGGATGGTGGTTTATCAAAGGGAGAATTGGGTGTTATTTTGGCTGCTTTTGGGGTTGGAAAAACGACCATGATTACCAAATTGGCAAACACTGCTAAAAACGATGGTCATAATGTTTTACAAATATTTTTTGAAGACAACCCAAAGGTAATTCAAAGAAAACACTTGGCTTGTTGGACTGGGATTGAATTGAACAATTTATCAATTCACAAAGAAGAAATTATGGGTTTATGTCGTGAAAAACAAATTGCTTCAAAAGAAGGTGGTGGTATAATAAAATTAAAAAAATTTCCTAGTGATGGTACTACTATTCCTATTATTAGACAATATATCAGAAAGCTTATAGCAGAAGGGTTTAGACCAGACATGGTATTATTGGATTACATAGATGTGGTTCAACCTTCAAAACATTT